GGTGTACGAAGTATTCTCCATTCCGACAAGATGTCCTGGAATTTTTCCCATGACTGTAGACTTTCCAGTCCCTTCTCTCTTGTGGACTAATCCGCACAGATTTTTATTGCGATCTGTCAACATGTGGTACAAGACGCAGTAGTATCTCTCGAGACTCTCCGCATCAGCGAATCTTGTCTCAATCATCTTTCTATGATCCTCATGAAGATCTGCTCTTTTGTTGTCACAATGTAGCCACGCTGGAGGGATGTAGGTATTTCTGACCGGATACCTCTTAAGCATCTTGTTATCAATGGCTACTGCTTTGGACTTGTCGTAGTCTGACCGAGTATCGTAGACAAAGACAGTCTGAGGTATATACCTGACTATTTCCTTCCACTCTTTAGAAGACAATTGCTCTCTATACAATGCGAAGTCAATCGGAGCTACTGTATCCTCTCCTTTTCTGCAGAGTCCATACCTTCCAGATAAGATATCCACAACAGGCTCATATTCGTCCAGGATCTCTCCTATTGACGCTGCCTCGGGATCAACATCAAAAGGAAGCTCAAAGCTTGGAGAAGGCGATTCTGGAGCTGTGAGGACCTTTTCTACTTTGGTCACTATCTCTGCAAAGTGAGGAGCTGCTTGCATTACATCCTCATTAGTCCATGCTAGGTCCTTAAATTCATCCAATAAGAAGCTTGAAAGCTCTGAGATTGCTTTGCGTCTTTTAGTTCCTTCTAGGAAGAAGCTTTTTGGAGTAATGCGTAAATTAGGATATTTATGTAAAATTAAGGACTTAAAGTTAAGGACAGTGAGATCTGATACAGCTTCCACTAGCATAGGCTCCTAAGTTATTGAAATTACGTTCCCTTAATATATTAATATATTAATATACATTTATATATTTATTTTAAAAGGTTGTTGTCTTGCTACAACACTACAAAAAAATCAGCAGCAGCAAAAACAACGGGGGGTTGGTGCGTCATATTTTGAGTATGAGTTACAACTCCCCGAGTTATGTGGTGTAGTGATGTGCTGAATGTCTTTTTGATGATGTCTCTAAACATTGTCCTTCTAAGATAGGAAATAATTGCCTAGTGGTCAAACAAAAAAGCCTCCCGAAGGAGACTTTTTTTACAATGCTTAGAAAAAAGATGTCGAAAGAAAATCCGACAAAGCCAATATATCAATTTACGGATACGCTGTCCATCTTTATAGTTAGAACATGAGCAAACATACTTATATTATTGATGTAGATCCAGTAGCTAAAGGGCGACCACGTTTTACTAAAGCAGGGAGAGCATATACTCCACAGAAGACTAAGCAATTTAGTGAGGATGTTAAGGAGTATATGGAGATGTATTTTATAGAAAAGCTTGAAGGAGCTCTTCATGTGGATCTGACTTTCTTTATTAAAAGACCTAAGACTGTTCGTAGGAAATACCCGACAGTAAAGCCTGACATTGATAATTTTGAAAAAGCTATCTATGACGCATTGAATGAAATACTATGGCATGATGACTGTCAGATCGTCTCACATAATGTAGCGAAGAAGTATAGTACCACTCCAGAAGGAGACTTTGTTGGAGAGGGAATACATATTAAAATTGAAAAGCTAACCTAAATAAGGATAAGATAAAAGCTATGAGTGAAGAAGATAAAAAAGACGAAAAAGCATTGCAAGTACCTGAAATCTACACGCCTAAAAAAGTAGGACCAGGGGCTCCAACTAAATATCGACCTAATATGGGAGAGAAACTTATTCAGGCTATGTCTGAAGGCTTTAGCTATGAAGCTGCTTCAGCTATGTTGGGAGTGTCTAAAAAGACTCTTTATAATTGGGAGAAGAAGCATCCTGAATTTTTAGAAGCTAAGGAAGAAGGCTTTAGACAATCTCAAATATTTTGGGAAAGGATCGGACTCGAGGGAATTTACATGGGAGGGAAAGATACTCCTTTCCAGCCTTCGATGTGGATCTTTAATATGAAGAATAGATTTAAGTGGACAGATAGAGTAGAGCAAAAGGTCGAGCAGACTACTACGCTTGAGCATCTCGTAAACAGTACTTTCAAAGAAGACAAGGAGTAGGACGTGTACGACGATAAAAAGAAGAAAAAGAAAAAAGCTAAAAAGAAACCTAAGAAGAAATAATGGATCAGCTAAATTTATTCAAAGATGCTAAGATAGAGCTTGTAGGTCATTCTCATAAGGAAGGAGCTGCAAAGTTTATAAATGATTTTGAGCAATGGAAGCTAGAGATTGATAATCCTCTCCCTACTTCTAAAGAGACTTGGGACTACCAAGCATCTCACATCCAGGATCTTGAAGTTAAGGTAGTGGCAGCAGCTAACTTAATTAAACAGAGTCGTAAGACAATCGAAGAGCTTCGAGATTTTATTGGAGAACAGATTGAGCTCATTGCAAAACTTGAAAAAGAGAATGAGGACTTAAAGTCGAATGTTTGAAAAGCTTATCCATATTTTTATTGATGTCATTTTAGTAGCTTCTTTTGTGCAAGCTTTTGCTCTCCTCCTGGAGGCTATTAAGTGAAAAGACTAGCTGCTCGGACGGATCATAAACCTAACGATACTCATGATCATTCAGAAATTACAGCTTCAGATGTAACTGTTTCAGGACAAGAGAAACGAGGACTAGACAGCTATATTTTAGGTGGAACGGTCAATGCCATACCTTTAAATAGTGGTTCAATTATTGAGGGTATTTCTTATGACTATCTCTATATTGATCGCCCGGACAATGTGACAGAGATTTACACTTATAGAATTGGTGGTCCAACTGGCGAAGTACAGGCTTTAGTTCGTGCCACTTACACGTCTGGCTCAGAGAAATATTTACAAAGCATTGAGAGGTTAGACCTATGAGGCTTGTTTTTGATTTTATCAAAGGGATAGTGACAACTGGCAACAATGAGGTGATCATAGAGTCAACGAATGACGGCACCTTTGACTTTGACACAGTGGAGAGTGGGGATATTACAATTGATCTGGGTGACAGGGAGTCGGTTGGCTCATCTGCAGATTATGGAAACAGGATTTAGTAAATGGCTATCCTCCGAGTCCCCAAAATAACAACACTGGCAAGAAAAGAGTTTATTTTTTTAGAGGCAGAAATTGTGTTTGATACTGATTTAGGTATTTTTTTTGGTGGAGATGGCGTCACAAAGGGCGGTATAGAACTCGGTAGCCAGGGTGGTATCAGGATTTTTCAGGAAACATTTGCTGTTACACAAGACAACATTGATAGCGGATTATTGGTTCTTGCAAGGCAGCCTATTTCGCCTAGCACGACCTCTTTAGTTCCAATTGGTGGACCTCCACAAGTTTATGGAGTTGATTTTGAAGTTATTAATGACACCGTTAGCTTTAGTGGTTTGGGTTTAGAAAATTTTTTAGAAGTTGGCGAAAAGTTAATTATAACCTATTCGTCGTTGCCAAATATTTAGGGGGTAAATATGGCTACACAAATTAAAAAGAAGTACATTGAAAACGATGGGATTGACGGCTTAAAGCTATTATTGCTTGCTGGTCAAACGATCAGAAGATTAAAAGAAGATGGCACAGAACAAGACGTCATTGCTTACTTAGAAGGTTTGGTAAGTGATGAAAGTTCCAGAGCTGTCCTTGCCGAGTCTGGTCTTGATACCAGAATCACTGAGCTTGAAGCGCAAGTCGGTAGTGATCTACAAGCTGCTATTACTCAGCTAGAGCAAGACATCCAAGCAGAGGCAACATTAAGAGCTTCTGAAATTACTAGAGTTGAAGGTCTTATCTCAGACATGGACGCTGCCTACAAAGCGGCTGATCAAAACCTTGCCGATCAAATTTCTGGCTTACAAGGTGCTGGTAATGTTGTTTTTGAGGACAATGCTGCTGTTTATGCTGACGGTACGGCTCCAGTTTCAGAGCCCTCTGGTCAAGATGGCTGGTATTACAAAAATGACGGTCAGAACATTGGTTCTGGTGGCGCAGACAAAATTAACTGGTATTTCTTTGACGGAAGTGTACAGACAGAAACTATTGGTTCGGCTCTAACTGGTTATGCCGTTGGTGAAATTAAAGGGACTGAGCCTTTTCACATGGCACTTTACACTTTCCCTCAAGGCGATGGTAATGACGCTGGTTCTTGGTATAGATCAAGAATGGTTTATGTTCCAGCAAATGGATCATACGAGCAAAACAAAAAATACCTTTTTGTAACAAACTTAGAGGAGACACCAGCAAGTCTTTACCCTGACCTTGAAAGAGTTGAGATGGTTCTTTCTCCAATTTCAACTGTTGGTCCACAAGATCCAAGCGAACAAATTCTTACTGCTTCACTAGGAACTAATTCAGTGGCTCAACAAAACAGCGTCGAGGTTCTAGTTAACAATGTCGGTTACGTTTCAAGCGTTAACGGTGTTGTCGATACTAGGTATGAAATCAGAGGCGACTTTACCCTTGCTGGAATTAAGGAATCTCTAAGCGAAGAAGAGTTTAAAAGACAATCTGAAGACGAGAGAGTTCTTAGCGAGTCAAAGTCTTACACAGATACAAAAGTTTCTGAGCTTGTAGACTCTGCTCCTGAAGCCCTTAACACTCTTAAAGAGCTATCGGACGCTCTTGGAAGCGATGAAAACTTTGCTACAACTGTTGCCAACAACATCGGTCAAGTAGATGCCAAGATTGACTCTGAAGCCGCAAGACTTGAAGGCTTAGTAAATGCAGAAGAAAGTGAAAGAATCGCTGCTGACTCTACACTTCAAGGAAACATCAATGCAGAGCAAACTGCTCGTATTGCTGCCGACTCAGCACTAAGTGCAAGAGTTGACATCCTTGAGGCTAAGCCAGAGCTTCAATTTTCAACAATAAAATACACCGCTCTTGAGGGCGATACTTTTATTGACCTTGATGTTGAAGCCGATAAGATTCTTTCTGCCTTTGTCGGTAGACTTGGAATCCACGAGGATCAAGACTTTTCGGTAAGCGTTGTAGAAGGGAAAACAAGAATGACTTTTATTAACTCACTCGCCGCTGGAGGCAATGAGCAAGTAGAAGCAGGCGACGTTTTCCATATAACGTACGTAAGCTAATTTAGCGGGGAGGGCAACCTCCCCATTTATTTAATAAGGTATTTTTTTAAATGATGTCTGGATCTACAGCTCTTATAAAGATTAGACAATGGAGAGAAGATCCTGTTTCTTTTGTTAGAGATAACTTCAGAGTTATTCCTGATAAGTGGCAAGAGAAAGCTCTTAGAGCTTTTGCTTCAGGTGACAGAGAAAAGATCAGAATATCCTTACAAGCTTGTGCTGGTCCAGGAAAGTCTGCAGTCTTAGCATGGTGCGGATGGAACTTCTTAAGCTGCTATGGTGAGAAAGGAGAGCATCCTAAAGGAGCTTGCGTATCTGTAACGTGGGATAACCTTAAAGATAACTTATGGGTAGAGCTTGCTAAGTGGCAAAATCTCTCACCTTATTTATCAGGAGCTTTTACCTGGACTCAATCTCGGATCTTCGCTAATGACCATAAGGAAACTTGGTTTTTATCAGCAAGATCATTTCCAAAAACAGCAGATCCTGAGACTCTTGGTAAGACGTTATCAGGTATTCACTCAAAATATGTTTTATTCTTAGTAGACGAATCTGGAGATATTCCAGTCCAGATCTCTAAAGCAGCAGAGCAAGCAGTAGGTGAGACAATAGCTCGAGGAGGCTTTGTTAAAGTACTTCAAGCAGGAAATCCTATCAGCTTAGACGGTATGTTATATGCTGCATCAACGTCAAAAAATTGGCACGTCATACGAATTACTGGAGATCCAGATGACAAAGAGAGATCTCCACGTATCGATATTGAATGGGCTCGACAGCAAATAGAAGAATATGGAGCTGATGATCCCTGGGTAGCGTCCTATATTCTAGGTCATTTCCCTGAATCTTCATTACAATCGCTACTCTCCCTCCAGGAAGTAGAGACAGCTATGGAGAGGACATTAAAAGATAGTGATTACAAGTATTCACAAAAGAGACTTGGAGTCGATGTCGCTAGAGGAGGGATGGACTCTACGATAATCTTTCCTCGTCAAGGTCTTGCAGCTTTTAAATACTCTAGGATGAGAAATGCTAATGGTCCTGAAGTAGCAGCAAGAGTGGTAGGAGCTAAAGCTAGATGGTCATCTGAGATGGAATTTATTGATGATACTGGAGGCTTTGGTGGATCAGTTATTGACTCATTAATGTTGGCTGGACACAATCCTACAGGAATACACTTTGCTGGTAAAGCTACAGATCCTAGATATTTCAATAAAAGATCTGAGATGTGGCTAAAGATGGCTGAGTGGGTTAAACGTGGAGGAGCTCTTCCTAAGTGCAATCAACTTAAAAAAGAGTTAATTTCTGTCCAATACTTTCTTAAAAATGGTAAGTTAGCTCTAGAAGAAAAAGACCAAGTAAAGAAAAGACTAGGCTTTTCTCCAGATATTGCTGATGCTCTAGCTCTAACCTTTGCAATGGATGACATGCCAGCAGCAGACGAGTTTGAGTACATCAGAAAGATGAACGGAGAAAATCGTTTAGAATCGGAGTATGATCCTTTTGCAAACATTTGACTACGAATACGCATTAGAAGATTTCCATTTATTTTACCCTCATGCCATTGAGCTATTTAAAGAGCATCATAGAGAAGTTGATCTATTTGGTGCGTCATTAGATATTGATGTACATATGTATCGACGTATGCAAGATGCCGATGCTTTAAAAGTATTCACTGTAAGAGAGTGGGGAAGGCTGATAGGCTACTGCGCTTTCTTCCTTTACCCTCATTGTCATCATAAGACTAGCATCCACGCTAAACAAGATGTACTATTTATAAAGAAAGACAAAAGAGGAAAAGGCTTGTCTTTTTTGAAGTACTGTGAATCTCAGCTAAAAGATATGGGAGTACAGGTTATACATCAATCTGTACCCTGCCAAAATGACTGGAGCAAAGTACTTGAATACTTAAAATACGAGAAGTTAGAGATAACCTATATTAGGAGATTGTAATGAGCGGTGGTGGAAATCCTTTCGAGTCAGCAATTGAGGATATCAAAAATGTTACAAAATCTGCTGAATCAGCAGTTAAAGTAGCTTCTGCAATATTTAATCCTACAGCAGCAGCAGCTAAGGGAGTGACCAAAGCTTTTGGAGGTAAGGGGGATTTTGTCTTCGATCCAGTAGGTACTACAGCAGCAGAAACTGGAGAGGCATTGGTAGATAAACCAAAAGCTGCAAAAGAAGAAGCTAAAAGAATTGCAGGAGAGACAGCAGCAGCACAGCGAAAAATGATGTCAGATATTGAATCTAGACAAAGACAAGAAGGAGCAGAGTCAGAAGCTTCTGAAGCTTTGCTCAAAGCTAGAGCACGTCAAAGACGAAGATCTAGGACTACTGGTAGGGAATCTACAATTTTAAGTCAATCTCTCGGAGGAGTCGGAGGAGATTCTGGAGGGAGAAAAGGTTTATTAGGACTGTAACATGATGGAATATGGATACAATTACAATAGTGCTTTGTCTAAACGTCAAAGACTAGATGTAATTGAAGCTCAGCTTAGAAATGAAAGGACAAGCTTTCGCAATTATTGGAGGGAGCTATCTGACTATATTCTTCCAAGAAGAGGTAGATTTTTTGTATCTGATGTTAATGATGGTCAGAATAAAAGATCTATGATCATTGATGCTACAGCAAGCATGGCAGCTAGGACCTTATCATCAGGTATGATGACAGGAGTTACTTCTCCTGCTCGTCAATGGTTTAAGCTTACAACATCTGAAGAAGACCTTAACGAACAGCCCGACGTAAAAGCCTACCTCAAAGATGTAGGCGATAAGATTAGAATGACTTTTCTAAAGTCGAATCTATATAACGTACTTCCTACTTTGTATGCGGATCTAGGAACTTTTGGGACTGGATGTATTTTCATGGAAGAAGACTTTGAAAGTACTGTTAATTTTATCTCCTTTCCTATCGGCTCATTTATGATTGCTAATGATAAAAGAGGAAAGGTATCAGTATTTTTTAGAGAATTTCAGATGACTGTGCGTCAAATTGTGGACAAGTTTGGACGTACTAATCCTAATGATCCTACATTTATTGACTGGTCTAATATTTCAGATGCTGTCAAAAATCAGTACATGAAACATCAGCATGAGACTCAGGTAGATATTTGTCATTTTATTCTACCTAATGAGCA